CTCAGTAGGTGTAAGTCTGCGAACAGCCATTCCATGCATTATTTGTTGGTCTTGTGTTGTAGCAATCGTGTAGGCTTTTTCATCTTGTCCCATATAGCCACTACCACCTGTTCCAGGTTTTGCTACTCCGCCGTTTGTACCGGTGTAATGCCCAACACCACGTATCTTGAATGCATGGGCTGGATGTGCTACACCGTGAACCCCGGTAGCGTTGAGCGTGTACATCGGACCACCTACCGTGTATCCATCACCATTACCGCCGTTCATTGGTTGCCGTCCGATGGTGTTCTCTGCAAGGGCTATTGGTTGCCCTACTAGAGGTGTATTGCCTCCACCTGTACCACATCGTGCAAGTACAGTTTGACTTGTCCTAGGTTCTTCCTTTAGCCGTGCATCTGTCTGATTGTTTTGATACATCACAGGTACAAGCCTTCCGGTATAGGCATCTTGACCAGAGTAAGCACCCGGATGCGTATCAGCACAAAGTGTTCCTACTGTTCTTTGGATGCCGTTTGCATCAACGCTTGATGCAGAGCTGGAGGTAGACTTTTCCCCCTTGCGGTTGCTCTTCGGAGAATCCCCTCGCAAGCTTTCTGGCTCAAATAATACTTCGGCTGCACGTCTGCTGTCCCCTGAAGAATGAGCGATAACAAAGACTCTACGCCTTCGCTGGGGGACTCCAAAGTATTGAGCGTCAAGCACTCGGTAGGCGAACCCATACCCGAGTTGCCCCAACGCCCCGAGGAAGGAACCAAAATCCCGTCCTCCTGAGCTGGACAAGACACCGGGGACGTTTTCCCAGATAACCCACTCTGGCTTAAAGTGTTCAACCATTGCAATGAAGGTGAGTGCAAGGTTTCCTCTTGGATCTTCAAGTCCTTTGCGGAGTCCGGCAACTGAGAAACTCTGGCAGGGAGTCCCTCCAACGATAAGGTCAATTGAGTTTCGGTCAAGGTTCCATTCCTTGTACTTAGTCATGTCTCCCAAGTTAGGCACGTGTGGAAAGTGATGTGCCAATACTTGTGATGGAAACTTTTCGATTTCAGCAAATGCAACAGGAGTCCAGCCTAAGGACTCCCATGCAACCGATGCAGCTTCTATTCCGCTACATACAGATAAGTAACGCATTATCTGACGCCAAGTGCTTTCAACCATAAAGGTGTTTGTGTTTCCTTAGTCACAGATACATGTGTCTTAAGGTCTTTAGCTGCTAGGTCAAGCGTTCGCTCAATCTCTGGCCTAATGGCGCCTTCAATAGCCAAGCACTTAGCTTCGCACGAAGCGGCAATAACTATTTCCATCAACTCACGGACTCTCTGGTTACGGTTTCTCATATTCCCCTCCTGTTTTCACAGTCAGGGAATCATACAATGGCGGTAATAGTTACGGCAACAAGGTGTGACGTAACTCACAAGTAATCCTTGTCAGTTACAAGTTTAGCTTGATGAATCCACCATGAACGCCTAGTTCATCCCAGTCACGGACTTTTGGATAGTAGCCATCACCGTCGCGTTCATCACCAAAGAAGTTCTCTGGGCAAGTATTGCCTTCAATGGTCAGTACCCCGGTTCCATCCGATCGCACTTTGTCAATTTGTCCCATGTGTGCATGTCGGTTTAGTGTCTTGAACCAGAAACATACAATGTCGCCTTCATCCAAGATATGTGGTTGTGTGCGAGCTACAGATACAGGAATCCAGTAACCATACTTCTTTGCCCATCTAACATAGTCTGGTGTGTAACCGGTTCTAGGCATTGTTTCGTCGTACTTGACACCGAGTGCTGTTGCAGCTTGCTTGAGCCTAAACCTGACAACAGCAACACACCAAGGATTGCCTGGTGGCAACGATGGTACACATGAAGCCAAGTATGCCTCTACTGCTTTACCGCGATTATTGCCTTCTTCTTGTACTCCGAGGTTGAGCCTGGCGAACTCAATGGACTTGAGTGCGATTGGTCTACTAGACATCTTTCTTGCCTCCAAAATATGCTTTACCATTGCCAGATGCAATAATCTCTTCGGTCAAACCTTTTGTTGTTGTGCCGACCTGCATATATAACTTGCCAAGTAGCCGACCATATTTATCAGTCTTATGGTCAACGACGGAAAGGATGTACAAAGCGGTGTCGTGTGTTACCCATGCCTCGGTAAACTTCTTTGCAATCACACCTTCTGGCGTGTTCTTCTCAGGTGCGTTGACACCATAAATACGAATGTGCTTTTCACTTAGCCAGATTCCAAATCCTAAGTCAACGTCAGCAACGATTGTGTCCCCGTCAATGACTCTCTTTATGTTTAGCCCGTACTCGTACATTCAGCTTTCCTTTCGCTCGTAACTCAATAAGTCGCTGGCGTCTGCCTTCTCGCAGGATGCGCTTGCGTTCGTTGTCTCTTTGATCGGCTATGTGGTCAGACATTGCAATCAGTTTTGACAAGTTCTCACGCATCATAGGAAGGTTTGCCTCAATCATCAGCGACATGCATTGCAGTGCAATAGCCTCATCCCTTACTTGCCGAAGCTGAGACTTGTTTAAAGTACTGAGTGGCTTAAGTGTAATAAGGTGATGAGCATACAAAGGATTGCTTATTAGAATCAGGCGCCGGATTGTCTTCACAAATCCTTGGTCTTTGATAATGGCGAACAAGTGGTCAGGGAGCCTGATGCATGTCTTTGTGAATGGATCAGCCTGGTATTCCGTTGGCCATGCACCAAAGTCATCTTCCGCACCAGTCATCTCCTTGGTCATACATATAGGCTGAGTTGCGGTATACCCATGTATACTTGGCTCTTTACTTATTTTTGCGTCACGCATAGGTAAAGTGTATAGTAAAAAAACCTCACTTACTAGGAGAGTGCACATGGAACCCGTGTGGCAGTTTGATACTGTGAATGGTGCTGAACGCATTGTTCGCCTACATGTTGGATCGGAAATAAAGGCTATTGTTCACTTATCGCCTTCATCGTTTGTCGCAAATGTTTATGATGAAACGAATGCTGGTCAGGAAGTATTTCAAAAGCTTTGTGAAGCGCAGGACTGGGTTTACTCAAAACTGAACTTTACTGGCACCCATGAGACCAAGCATGAGTTTGACGTGGACGCTGTTCAGCCGGTGGATGAGAACATCCCACAGGTACCAAAGCCACGAAAGCCCAAGGTTTCTGTACCGAGTGAAGGATAATAGTCACTACGAGAAGTATTCGCTACGTCCAACCGACGTAGCGGATTCTTGGGGTTTGAATAGATACCTCTTCACGGCAATAAAGTACATTCAGCGCCGTGGTCAAAAAGATGGATGTACGTATCACGGGGACTTAGCTAAGGCCATCTGGTATCTGGCTAAGGAGTTTACGGGAAGTGACGACGCAGCCGAAGAAATCAAAAAGGCATGCTGGCGTCTCAAGGAGTTAGTAGAGTTAGATGATGAACCAAGTAGCACTGGTGGGCAGGATAACTAAAGACCCATCATTCGTAGGTACAGGCGCCTCGCCACGCTGCAACTTCTCTGTTGCTGTTGATCGCCCATATATGAAAGACAAGGAGAAGCAGACTGACTTCTTCGACTGTGTAGCGTGGGGTAAGACAGCAGAGTTTGTGGGCAAGTATCTCGAGAAGGGTCGATTGGTAGCAGTTACGGGACGCATTGAAATCAACGTAGTGCAAGCAATGGATGGTAGTTCCAAGCGGTTTACCAACATCGTTGTCGCTAACGTATCGCCGTTGACCAAGGGTAGCCGTGAGGATGTGCCAACTGGTGGTGGTGCACCTGTTGACGTGTCGGACATTGAGGATCCGTTCGCTTAATGTCTAAACACGTAGCCAACGAAAACCTACTGCAACGTGAAGCGTTTGAGACGTACTACAGTCTTGGCGACACTCGAGACCGTAGCCTTCAAAAGGTAGCGGACAAACATCACGTATCAATACAAACGGTTAGGAGTTGGCGGCGCAATTTCAGTTGGGAAACAAGGACACTTCAGCGTGATGCTGAGGTGTCTGCCCAATTATCTAAGTCGTCGGTTGCGTCTGTAGCGGTAGCGAAGGCAGCATACATTGACATCATTGATGAAACCATCGAGCAATGGAAGCAAAACTTATCGCGAGGTGAGATACGCCTCGATACGGTGGATGACCTACAGAAGATGGTCAAGCTACGCTTGCTACTTGCTGGTGAGAATACAGAGAATGTTGGCATCGGTCCATCTGGCTCTTGGCTTGTACTAGCCGAGCAGTATGGCTTGTCACACGATGAGATTCTGGCAGAAGCACAGTTGATTGCAGCCAAGCCTGAATCAGACGACGTACAGGACGCAGAAGTAGTTGAGTAGAATCCAAGAGTCTGCGGCAACGTCAGCTTTGATGGCAGAGGCAGCCAAACGTGCCTATGAAAAGAAGGTCAATGCAGCACGAATTAGTCTTACTGAATTTGCTGGCTTCGTTGATCGCAAGGCTGCTGAACAGTACAAAGCGAAACACCTAAAGGCACTAGCCAAAGAACTTGAACTTGTAGAGAGTGGTCACGTTGACCGCTTGATGGTTTTCATGCCTCCAAGACACTGGAAGTCTTCGACAGTATCGGAGAAGTTTCCTGCATGGTTTCTAGGAAGAGACCCACGTCGCACGATTATCCATTGTTCGTACTCCAACGACTTAGCAGAACAGTTTAGCCGTTCTGTCCGTGACACCATACAGAGCAACCGTGACTTTGCTGCAGTGTTCCCTGATTGCCAGTTAG